ACGGCTACGGCTACGGCAACGGCTACGGCACTGTTAGTAGTCTCGGATTAACAGGAGTGACAAACATATGAACACGATTGTTTCTTTGTCGCTCACCGAGGTAGCCAAAGACGACCTGCGACACGGTCAGCGGTATCTGTTAGTCGATGATTCGCATGCTCTTGTTGTGTGCGTTCGTAGCGTGGACGGTCGCAAGTTCGCAAAAGTCGAGATGTCGTACTTGGCAGCACGGGTGCAGATGAGTTTGGATATTATGCTGGATCACTTTACGACTGACTTGGCGAAGTTCTTTGAACTGCCTTCTGACAAGGAAGGTGCAGTATGAGAACTTGGAAAGTGACTGCATACACTGGCAAGAATCGTGACAAGCATCTTGGCCGCAGTTGGGTTAAGGCTGATACCGAGTCGCAAGCTGTTGAGCTTGGCAGACGGGCACTTCGAATGATTGGCGTACGAGGTAAGTTTCAGGTGTCTGCCTCTGAGTATTCGCCACTGAGGGATATGGATTTTCTGGGATACGTCCAGAAAGTTGCTGAGGTGGCACGATGAAAAACAATGACGACGAAACAGCGTTCCCTGTCGCTATCGGACAGACAGCGGCAGACATGAAAGGGCTAAGCATTCGAGATTACTTTGCTGGTCAAGTGCTAGTCGGACTCTATGCGACTGGGCACTTCAAAGCAATCGATGACACAAAACTTGCAAGGGTCGCTTACAAGCAAGCAAACGAAATGATGGAAGCCCGCAAGACACTGGGCTAAACAACACACGGACGCAACCAGCGGACGGAATCGACTAGACGATGGAGCGTCTAGGGCTGGCTTCATGGATGGGATTATTACAACGGATGGATTTTCTAAAAAGGATTTTTATATGGCGCTCGTACTTAGTCGCAAACCATTGGAACGTGTCTGGGTTGGAAACGATGTGTGCGTTGAAGTCGTTTCGATCAAAGGGAACAAAGTGAGACTGGCTTTTCACGTGCATCCATCGGTGCCGATCTTGAGAAGCGAAGTTAAGGAAGCTGACGAGAGAAAGGAACAGGGGAAGTGAGATATTACAAGATCGTCTACCGTCGCAAGATTTATAAAGGCAACGGAAGATTTATTCATAGCATGGTGACATCGTTCCAAACAAGTCGTGCGATTACATCGACCGAAGCAATGAACGACGCCTACACGAAAGCAGCTCGGCAAGTGTCGGACGATTGGAGCGTTGAGATACGCGAAGTGTGCAAGGCTGAGTTCCTGCAAATTATCCGCGACCATGACAACTTTGGTATTTGGATGTTGTCCACTGACGCTTACCAGGAAGAAAGGGACGACGCAAATGCCGACAGCTAAACATCCGAAATTGAAGGTCAAGCATTGCAAATTTATAAAACGCGATCAAGCGAAGATGATTTACGCAGCGGGTGCAAAGATCGACGACGACAGTTCCTTTGGATGCATATTGTCCAAAGGCAACGACAGTGACTTTGCCCCATCTCGCATGCCTCTACCTACAGGTGCCAGACCTGGCTCAATCGAGAAGATCGAATTGTACGCGGCTAGATTGTTACGTGGTGAAGAGTTGAATCACCCATGTGACGAACGGACTTCCGGAACCATCGACATGCACAACGCGATGATCGAGTTTGCGATGGCGGGACGCAAGGAACGAAAGGCAGAAAGCATTAAGGCGAAGAAGAAACGCAAAAAGCTATCTGCTTAACAGGCAAAACGGTTTTCGAGCGAGTTCGATTCTCGCTCTTGCCTTTGGGGTTTGTTTGTAGGTTTTGTTTTTAGGGGTTTGATTGTGTTGCATATCAACAAGGGAAAAAGGAATCGCGCGCGTCGCATTCTAATCTATGGCGAAAACGGAGTTGGAAAGTCCTCGCTTGCAGCGAAGTTTCCAAATCCTCTGTTTCTCAACATCGAAGATGGTATTGGCGATCTTGACGTTGACTCTACCGAAGTGATTCGGTCGATCACGGACTTTATGGGTTGCATGATTGGTGCCAGCGAAACGGATTACGAGACAATCGTTATCGATACGGTTGACTGGTTGGAGAAACTGATTTTTGCTGACGTAGCCCAAAAGGCAGGCAAGAAAACGATTGACGACATCGGGTTTGGCAAAGGCTACCAAGCAGTCGAACAGCAATGGAAGTCTTTGTTCGACGGTTTGTCCTATCTTTGGCAACAAGGAAGGCACATTGTCTTTACATGCCACGAGCAGATCGAGAAGTTTACGAATCCTGATGGCGACTCGTACAACTACTGGAAGCCTGCCCTCCATATCAAAGGCAGTGGTTGCGTTACCGAATGGTGCGATGAGGTGCTGTTCGTTCGGTATCGCACGCTGACGCGACAGATGGATGAGGGATTTGGCAACAAGCGATCCATTGCCATCGGTGGCAAAGAGCGAGTCATCGTCTGCAATAAGTCGGCAACCGTTGAAGCGAAGAACCGTCTTGGGATGGTGGATGAGATTTCCAGCTTCGCAGACTTGCAAAAGTATTTGCCAATCGTTTCGAAGCAAGCGGTTGCAGTTCCTGCACCAACGCAAGAAAAGCCAACTGGCAACATTGCAGGCGTCGTCAAGAACGGAACAAGTAAAGGCGAAGCCTTCGCGGTTGCTGAGCCTGTCGATTTGAGTGATTCCCCCTTTTAGTTTTGGAGTTTAGAGATGGCAAATTTATCTGGATTTGATGCAAGCAAAGTGGAGCCGAACGATTACGGAGTTATTCCTCCTGGTGATTACGAGGCTTGCATTGTCAACAGCGAAATGAAAGCGACGAAGGACGGAACCGGCCAATATTTGAATCTGGAGATTCAGATTGTCGGTGGGCAGTACCAGAATCGGAAGTTGTTCGAGAAGTTGAACCTTGTCAACAAGAACGACCAAGCGGTGACTATCGCCAAAGGAACCTTGTCGGCAATCTGTCGGGCGGTGAACGTCTTGACTCCGAACGATTCGAGTGAACTGCACAACAAGACTTTCCGCGTTGCTGTTGGCGTTCGAAAGAACGACTACAAGGGCGACATGGAAAACCATGTGAAGTCGTTCAAGCCTCGCTCGGCTGGTCCGGTTGTGGCGGCGGGCGTTTCTGTTCCTGAAACTACTAGCAAGGTACCTTGGTGATTTTATGGGATGGGAAGTATTTGTAGAACCGCAACATCGTGGAAGTGCCACAAAGTACGCGTCTGATACGGTGGTTATCAAGCATGAAAAATCTAGTGGTGGTTCAACTACATTGAGCGTTGCGTTTCGGATTGGAAGCGATGTAGTTTCTGCCATGCGATGGCAGGCGGGAGACAAAGTGACAACAGTTCGAAATGGTGACATCGTTGGAATAAAACGAGTGTCTACGAAAACTGCGATTGGCTGGACATTAACAAAGGCATCATCTGGAAAGAACCTGCGATTTAAGTGTTGCAGCAAAGAACTTTTGGAGTCGCTTCCTGTTGGTGTGATTACCAATCTTATTGTTGACGGTGACGTTCTCGTTCTTGGTGAAGTCAAGAAGGCTAAGTAAATGGATTTGCGATGGTATCAGCAAGAGGCTGTCGAGGCTGTCTACAACCACCTTTGCACGCAAGCAGGCAATCCGATTGTTTGCTTGCCGACAGGTAGCGGCAAGAGCCTCGTAATTGCAGAACTAGCACGACGCGCCATCACGGACTTTGGCGGTCGTGTCCTGGTTCTACAGCATCGAAAGGAGTTGATTTCGCAGAACGCTGACAAGGTTCGCAAACTTATCTCGATTCCTGTCGGGGAATACTCGGCAGGACTTCGGCGGTATGCAACCAAAGAGGACATCGTCCTTTGCGGTATCCAGAGCGTTTACAACAAGGCGAGCTTGTTCGACGTTCGAAACCTGATTTTGATTGACGAAGCCCATTTGTGTTCACCATCGGATGAATCGATGTACCAAACCTTTTTGAGTGATATGAGAACAATCAATCCGACGATTCGATTCGTTGGATTGACTGCAACCCCATACCGAACGGGTGAAGGTGCATTGTGCAAGGCTGATGGAGTGTTTCAGAAGTTGGTCTACAACGCACCAATCAAGCAACTCATGGAAGAGGGGTTTTTGTGCAGGGTGACAAACAAGCCAGCAGTTCACGAGGTAAACACTTCGTCGCTTCACATGAGGTATGGGGAGTTTATTACCAAGGAAGTCGATGCGTTGTTTGGTGGGATGGCGACAGCGGAAGCATGCAAGGAAGTTCTTCAGGCTTGCGTTGGCCGTCATTCGATCATGGTGTTCTGTTCTTCGGTCAAGCATGCGGAAGGTGTTGTCTCGACGCTTCGCACGCTGACCGACGACAGGGTTGAAATGGTTGAAGGTGGCACGACACCTTTGGAACGTGCTTCGATACTTGCGGGGTTCGTGTCCCAGTCGATTCGAATACTTGTGAACGTCGATGTGCTGACAACTGGCTTTGATGCTCCTTGCGTCGACGCCATCGCGATCCTGCGAGCGACTGCATCGCCAGGATTGTTTGCTCAGATCGTTGGCCGGGGACTTCGCACATATGTTTCAAAGGCTGATTGCTTGGTTTTGGACTTTGGCGAAAACATCAAACGGCATGGTCCGATCGACGCAATTGACTTTGGCAAGCCGCGATCACAAAAGGGAGAATCGCTACCAGCCGACGACGAAGGCAAAGAATGTCCAAATTGCCAGCTAGTGGTACCAAGTCGAAAGCAGTCTTGCGAGTGCGGCTTTCGGTTCTCGGTTCGAGTGCCAACACACGAAGAAAAAGCAGACACAGTGGCGCAAATCATTAGCGAGCCTGAGACGTTTCAAGTCGCTACGGTTCGCTACTACAAGCACGAGAAGGAAGGCAAGACGCCGAGTTTGCGGGTGGATTACCACCTGACTGGAGAGGGCAACCTGGAGCCGATGATTTCGGAATGGGTTTGCTTGGAGCATTCAGGATTCGCACGAAAGAAAGCAGAGGGATGGTGGGGTGCGAGGTGCGAGCTGGAACCACCTACGAGCGTTGACGATGCGTTGCATGTCGCCAGTGTGATTGCTGTTCCTCGTTCGATTACGGCGGTTCGTGAAGGTAGGTTTTGGCGAATCACTGGGGCTGAGATTGAAGAGATACCAGATTCGAGTTTGTTGGTTGTTACTGAGGAAGAGGAGATGCCATTTTGATAATGCCTTGGGGTAAGCACAAAGGTATTCACATTCGCTCAGTTCCATTGAGCTACTTGGCCTGGCTGCTTGAATCAGGAAGTATTGATTCTTCATTTAGGGTTTGTTTGGCGGTTGAGATACGCAGAAGAATGAACGAAATATCACCAGAGCTCAACAGCAAAAGCTCCATAAGAAAAGACCTGTCCGAAATAGTCAGGAGGCTGTCAGTTGCGTGCCATCCTGATTTGGGCGGATCTCAAACCGCAATGAAAATAGTAAACGAATTGAGAGAGGCAGTAAATTGAAAAAACGAACTACAAAAACAAGCGACCGATTCGAATGGGATGAGTTTTTCCAAAATGCAAAATTCGAAGAAGTAATGGATTTGCAGTTCAGGGAGCGAAGGCGATGGATATCCTGTTTTTCTCCATGCAGAAGATGGTTTTTTTATCTTCTCAGGACATAGACATTGATACGGAAGGGACAGATGCAGGATTTGTCCGGTCGTTGATCGTCTCTATACAAGAGGACATTGATCAAATGATGAAAAAGCGAACTGGAGATGATCTCTGTTTAAAAACAATGCGAATTGCATCTTTGCTTATCGACAAAACCTTTCTTGAAAGCTTGTTGTGCGACATAACGGACGATTCTTTTCACGTCTGAAATCAAATAAAAAATCACGGAAGTTCAAATGATACCAACAGAATTGACCCAGCGGCGCCAGTGGATAACATGGAAGTACTTGTCAGACGGCGCCAAATTCCCAAACGGGAAAAGTAACGATCCAGACTCCTGGTGCCACTTTCACGAAATCGAAGAGTTCGACAAGATCGCGTTCGTGTTCTCCGAGAACGATCCGTATTGCGGAATTGATTTGGACGACTGCATTGTTGACGGTGAGGTTGTAGAGTGGGCCGAATCCATTCTTAGCAAGTTTCGCGGGGTTGCTTACGCTGAGTTTTCACCCAGCGGAACCGGAATCAAGTTGATAACTCGAGCTCGAAAGGCAGAAGGAAGCCGATGCAACAACAACAAAGGCGTTGAGTGCTATGACAATCGGCGGTTTTGGACAATCACTCGAGATCCTGTTCCAGGGTTCGAGTCGATTGGTGATGGGCAGAGCTCAGTCGATTGGTTGATTGAAACCCACCTGAAAAAAACACAGGAGGAACCAGCTACCACCACTCGAGCTTACGTTCGAGTCGAAGGGAACGGGCTTCGCAATCGAGCTCAGGACTACGTTGACAACTGCGACCAGGCGCACGAAGGCTCGAGGAATCAAGCTGCCTTCAGCATTGCCGGCCATCTTCGTTCGATAGTCGAGGATGGAAACAGGCTGAGCGATTCGGACGTTTTGGAGCTCGTTAGCGTTTGGAACAGTCGAAACGCGAATCCCCTGCCCGAAAGTGAAATCAAACGGGTGGTTGACTCGAGCGGGAAAAACGGAACACCACGGCAGGACAAGGAGCCGCAAATAATCGTTAGGGACGACAGCGACGTTGACTTGACGAACTTCATGCGGAACTTTCGTTGTGACGATTCGCCAACTGTCAACCAAACTCCTGTCGATCCAGGTCCGTTTCCAAAAGACTGCCTCGAGCCTCTTGGGTTTATTGGTGAAGTCGCACGGTACACGCTAGCTACTTCGGATGAACCGCAACCGATCCTGGCACTTGGCGGGGCGATGTGTTTGCTTTCGGCGTTGACGGGAAGGAAGATCCGAAACAAGCGAGACAACCGCACAAACATTTTCGTTCTGGCTCTGGCGCCGAGTGGAGCCGGCAAGGACAGACCGAGAAAAGTCAACATGGACATTCTTCGCAGGATTGGACATCCCGAATACATCGGCGCCAACTCGCTTGGAAGCGGGCACGGAATCGAGTCTCAGCTTAAGCTCCATCCAAGTAAGGTTTTCCACCTGGACGAGCTCGGGGACTTGCTGAAAGCGATCAAGAAAGAGCGAGGGGGCGGGCACAAGGAAGGAGTTCTCGAAAAGATCAAGATGCTGATGACGAGTTCTCATCAGCTCTATTCCAATTCAGCGACTTCCGAAAGCAAGTTCTTCTTCACTATCGATCAGCCTCACCTGGTTATCTTCGGAACAGCAACACCAGAAAAGTTCTGGAACAACCTTTCCACTGATTCTATCGAGGATGGTTTCATGGGTCGCGTCCTTCCTCTCGAGGTTGCTGGCTACAGCGACACACAAGAACCGGCCACAATGGAGATTCCTGAAAGGATTCTTGAGCAGGCTAAAGCGTGGGTGCAGTTTAGCGCGGGTGGCGGGAACCTGTCGAACGAGAATCCAGTTCCAGTTGTTTATGAAATGTCACCAGACGCAACCGACAGGCACAATAGCTACTGCCGAGAGATTGACCGAAAGATTCCAAAGGACGGGAGCCACAAGCCAACAGACGGGCTCTGGAAGCGAGCTCGAGGGCGAGCGGCTACTTTGGCGCTCTTGTTTGCTGGGTCACGTTGTGGGCCAAGTCAAAGCGGTACGATCGAACTTATTGATGTGAACCTTGCGATCAAGATCACCAACTGGATCACTAGAAGGACGATCTACAAAATATCGACGCAAGTTAGTGAAAACTTGTTCGAAGCCAATTGCAACAGGATGCTGGAACTGATAAAACGACATGGTGAGTGCGACCGCACGAAGCTATCTCAAATCGCACGTTGGCTCAAGCCAAAAGAACGCCGCGAAGTTCTCGAGCAACTCTTGGAGCACAATACAGTTATTCAGCTAGAAGAAAAAACAGGCACGAAAATTCGTGTGATTTTCAAGGCGAAATCGAATAACTGTAATAACTGAATAACTGTCATAGGGTGGGAGTACGCACGTAATGACCGAAGGAAAAGACACCCCCATACAGTTATTCAGTTATTACAGTTATTTAATTATATCAATGATTTATATGGTAATTACTACTGAGTACTACCTAGGAAACTGTCAATAACTGTAAAAAAGTGAGGCACCCCCCCCAAATGGCAAATAAGAAAGGCTACTATGGAACCGCTAGAATCCTTGACGCTGACAATACCAGGCAAGTTACCAACCTGGAACGCACTACTGGCGATGAATCGATTTCAAAGGGCAAAGGTCCGGCATTCGATACACCAGTTAGTATTCGAGTCCATTCGTACCGATGCCGTTTGTGTGACGTTGACGGAATTTCATCCAAGGCCCTTATCGATGGTTTGGTGCTTACCAACATCATTGCCGACGACTCAACGAAAGAAGTTGTCGAAGTCACCTACGCGCAAACGAAGGTTAAAAACAGGTCGGACGAAAAAGTCGTCGTGACGGTGGTTAGGGTTCGAACGTTAAAGGCGAACAAATGGCAACAATCGAAGACCTGAGAAAATACCAAGCAGAACTGAAATCCAAGTTTGGTTCTGATACCAACGTGGCTTATGCAAACGTAAGCATGACACAGCTATCGATTGCAAGGCATTACGGCAGTGCAAACATCCAAGGCAAACACTACATTTACAACCCAGTCGATGACTCGCTGATCCGTGAGGACGTGTCGAAGTGGGTGGCGAAGCGGAAGAAACGAAAGGAGTAATCATGGACAAGCAAGAATTTATCGAAGCCTTAGAAAAAAAGCTGGAGCCAGTGTTTAACTGCACTTCATGCGGGAAACCATTCACCCAGCACGACGGCATCATTCGAACGTGTGAAAAGTTACAGGGAGTGCAAGCGGAACTTGACGCTGTAAAATTGTGCCCTGCTGATTTTTTCGGCCAAGCGATTTCTTTGCAGTTGGCAATCAAAGAGATTAACAACGAGCTTACGGTGGATATTTGCAAGAACTGCCCACGGTTGGTGCTGATGGTTTTTTTCGACCTGGAACGGCAAGCGGAAGAGATCGTTGAGGCGATGAAGGCGAAGTCGTAACAAAAACCCTTTTGTTTTTGTTACGAAGAATCCCCCCATCACGAACGGAAATAAAGATGGACCAGATAGAAGAATGCAGAATGTACAACTTAAAAGAGGTTTGCAAGATACTTGGGCCTCATGCAAACACGATCGTAAAATGGTCGAAAGAGGGCAAGTTTCCTATTCCTAAAAAGACTGGAGTGAAAACTTATTGGTGGTTCGGCTGGCAGTTGCGAGAGTGGATTAAGGAACAACCACCCACAAGCACCCACAAGTGACGGAATCTTTACGCTGACGGAATCCCTAGCGTTGGTAGGGTTGTGCAAACAACTCGCTGCACAGGGGGATTACCGTGGGTATCAAGTCGGCTGGCAGATTGCACGCAGAGGAACTTTGCAAGAAGTATCCTGACCATTCGAACATCGGTTTAGCGAAAAAGCTGAGGGTAGATTATCCAGAATGCTTTTTCAGTGTCGAGCGTGCTAGAAGCATGGTTCGAGAAATTCGCGGCGTGAATGGCAAGCGAGATAGGAAGCTAGCCACACAGCCTAGGGCAAAAGGTAAGGCTGGGCAAGTTCCCAAGATGCCTCCTAGCTTGGCTGAGCCTTGGTTGCCATTCGATTTAGGAAGCGGGATTCGGGTGGGTTCTATATCGGATGTTCATATTCCATACCACCACGAAAGAGCACTTGAGGCTGCGGTTACTGATCTTAAGAAACGCAACCTGGATGTGCTGCTAATCAATGGGGATTTTTCGGATTTCTACCGTATTTCCCGCTGGCAAAAAGACCCGAAAAAACGAAAACTCAGCGAAGAACGAAAGCTAGTTATTGAAGGGTTGGCGTGGTTGCGGTATGAGTTTGGCAAGAAACGCATTGTCTACAAGCTTGGGAACCATGAAGAAAGATGGAACCATTTCATTTGGAACCAGTGTCCAGAGATTTACGACCTTCCCCAAATGCAGATTGAATCGCTGTTGGAGTTCGAGAAGTACGGGATTGAACTGGTTGAGGATCAGCGTCCAGTGTTGGCGGGCAAGTTGCCAATCTTCCACGGGCATGAATTGCCAAAAGGTTTAACTAACCCAGTGAACCAGGCGCGCGGGGCTTTTCTGCGAACGAACGATTCGACGTTGACAGCTCACGGCCATCAAACGTCTAGCCAGCCGCATCCAACATGGGACAAGAAAGAAGCGTTTTCTTGGTCGCAGGGATGCTTGTGCGAAATGCATCCGGCTTTTGCTCGGATAAATAAATGGAACCTTGGACACGCATTCATCGAAGTGTACCAAGATGGCAGCTACGACGTTTCGAACATGCGGATTACCGAAGGCGGAAAGGTTCGATCCTCATGATTCGCAAAGGCGACATCGTTCAGCTTTCATTCCGCGATCATGCCGAAGGTACGGACCATTTTGAGTTTACGACTTATGGACGAGTCATGTCGCAAACCAAGCTGGCAATCGTGGTTTGCTGCTGGCAGTACGCAGACACCAAGAAGCCAGTCTGCGCGGAAGATGCCAATGTGATTGTGCATACGATCTTGAAGTCAACGATCACCAAGATTCAGAAGTTGGTGCTGGCATGACACAACCACCCACAATCAGCCACAAGCAAGCGAGACAGCCGATTAGCCAGTAACCCCCAAAGGATAGTCTTACAGTCAACTGAGTATCCAGTATTCACTGCGGAGTAAATTCCATGCCACCGATTATCAAGACTCTCATCACCTCACGACGATTTTGGGCGGCTGCGGCGGTTATCGCTGTGCCAGTGTTGAATGAGAAGTTTGGCTGGGGGCTTTCAGAGGAAGTGTTTGTCACTTCTGCAATTGCTGTTGTCGGTTGGATTCTTGGTGAATCGCTGAGAAGTAGCGAACAGGTTTCGACCGTCAAGGTTGTTGAGGTTGTTCGCTCGAAAGACGATACCAATGTTACGGCGGCGTAAGTTGCTTCCCAGACTTGGCGCAGCAGCTTATGAAGTTGCCCGTCAATCATGGATCAAATCAAACGGTCGCGGTGACGATGCGCGATTGATTTTCGAGTCGAACGAGCGTCTGCAAAAGTTTTCACCGTTGACAATTTTGGCAATGCTTCAGTTTGCATTATGGCTTTGGGATCGATGGCACAAGAACGGCAACTACGAGCCTAGCGTTGTCATGGGTTCAGAAGAACTTCAATGGATCGGAAACGACGACGATGAGTGAGACAAAGCAAGTCAATTGGCTACCCTGGATCGCTGTTGCTGCACTTAGCCACATGCTTTGGACCACCGACCGTGCGCCAATTGATCCGGTTGTTCCAGTGCCTGTCTTGGCATCTCCAAGCAAGACACTTGACGCCTGCTATCTTGCAGACAGGTCAAGCAAGCTCGATGTTCTGAAATCAGTTGCGGCGATGGAGGAAGCCACGGACGAACAAAGGTTGAAGCAGTTCAACGACCTGAGTGCATCAAATCGAGTTAAGGACTTTCAGCCTTACATTGACATCGTTTCGGTCGCGTTGGTCGAAGATAGACTTGGCGAACTTATTTCCAAACTCCAAGCAAAGAAATAGTTTAGCAAATGAGCGAATCAGGTTATTTGATCGAGCAAGAGGATAAAGACTTCCTAGCTTCGTTGCCAGTGATGTCACTGGAATCAGCCTTATCCTACAACGGCTACCAAGAGATTCGCCTTGACCCTCGCAAGCTAATCCGGATCGAGAACCAGGCTTCTCAGGGATCGTGTGCTGGTCATTCGCTTTCGTCGATTCTCGAATGGTGCTACACGGTTGCAACTGGTGGCGAGATCATTCAGTACTCTCGTGCTATGGCCTATTACGAGGCACAACGCATCAGCGGCATTCGCGGCGACAGTGGAAGCACAATCTCGGCTGGAGTTAAGTTGGGAATGGGAACAGGGCTTTGCATCGAGGAGCTTTGGAAGTATCCAGCCAGATATGACAATTCAAGACCTGCGAACTATCAAGCAGTTTTAGACAACGCAAGCAAGCACAAAGTCGGATCAGCAACCAAGATCACCACCTACGAAAGCTATCGCGTTTTTCTTGGTGCTGGTTTGGGTGGTGTTCACAATGGCATTGCTTGGGGCAACGGAATGAACCGGGCAGTTGTCGAAAGCTTTTCCGCAGGAGGTGGAGGTCATGCCATAGCGGGTTTGTGCCTTAGTGAACGAACTGATACGCAGGGTCGCCCGTATGTGTGGATTGCCAACTCCTGGGGTTTGCAGTTTGGTTCGAGAGATGTTCTAGGTTGGCAAGAGTGGAGTCCTAACGCAATCAGCCAAATGCTGCGTCACCAATGGACTGAGATGGTTGGATTGTCTGATATGGCAGTTCCGAAACCTCGCAAATTCAGCGTGGACGAATGGAAAGAAAGGCTGAGGTCATGAAACAAATGCCATTTGTCCTTCTAGTTGTTGGTGCGGCCGCATTGCTTGGACTTAACCACGAGTACCAGGCAATCAAAGCACGACTCGCAATCACACAAGCCAAAGTTGACGCACTCGCAGACGAAACAAACGCAACGGTCGAGATACTTGGTGCGGCGATTCAAGACCTGCGAGACGTTTTTGCGAAGTTATCGTCTGACGATAAACCATCTTTAGATCAGTATAAACCAACAATCAAGCCTCGCATTGTCATGCATTCGGGTGAAGGTTGTGCGCCTTGCGAAAAATGGAAAAAAGAAGCGAAGCAAGTCTGGGAAGATATTGGCTGGCAGGTCGATGTGGTTGAAGAAACGCAATCAACCCGCTTCTGGCCTTGGTTTGAAGTCTACGATTCAGACGGTAAGTATTTTGAAGTGGATGGTGCATTGACTAAAGACTCATTCGAGAAAGCCAAGCAAGCGAAATGAGCAGCGAAGCAAACGGTCTTACAGGGTGGGTACTAGCAGGCATAGGAGCTATCGTGTCAACACTTTTGACTGGCGTTGTAACGTTGTTTCGCATGCGAGAAAGCGAGAACACAGCAGCGATTGCGAAGCTGGAGAAAAGCCTGTCTGAAGTCAGCAGCAAGGCGGACAAGTGCGAAGAGGATCGTCACGTTTTGTTTACGTCTTGCGAAGTGTTGAAAATCAAGTTGGAAGTGCTTGAAAAGCGTATCAGTTCCATCGATACCAACGGGACAGACTTTGCACGAAAGCACGAGGGCAACCGATGAGTGCAGCAGTACGAAACCTATACATCGAACAGGGTGCAGACTGGGCTGAAGACTTCCAAATCTTGGACGAGAACGGAGTTGCTGACGACCTGACCGGATGCACCATCGAAGGTAAAGCACGAGACGGCGAGTTACGCACTTCAGCCGTTGTTTTTTCGTTTACATTCGTGGTCAATACGAGTGAAGACAGGATCTACGTTACAGTTCCTAAAGCCACAACGACAGCCATTACAACGCTTGGAGCAAAGCCAACCGACAAAGCATCGACGTACTACTATGACTACGAGTTAACTCGGCCTGGTGGACTGACTGAACGCATCCAAGAGGGCAAAGTGCTGATGAGTCGGGAGATTACTCGATCATGACATCGTACACATTACAGGTACAACCTCGTGCTAGCTACACAATCGAGTATTCGAACGAACGAGGGCCACAGGGACCAACCGGCCCTGCTGGTGCAACAACCACAGACGCTAGTTTGCTTGTCTCCGGCACTTTAGCAGACGCTCGATTGTCGTCGAATGTTTTGCTAGTTTCTGGCAACCTTGCGGGTCTTGCAAGTGCAGCAACTTCAAGGACGAATCTAGGGCTAGGTACTGGTGACAGTCCTTCATTCGTTGGCTTGACCGTCACCGGCACAGGCACGCTCCAACTCCCCAGCGGCACAACCGCCCAACGTGTGGCATCGCAGGGGATTCGGTGGAACACGACAGATAGTAGGCATGAGTTTTACACGGGATCGACTTGGTACAACCATGCTCGATTGACAGGCGATACGTTTACGGGCGCAGTTGGAGTATCAGCCAACGGCGCAGCTTCAGCACCAGCAACAACACTTACCGGGACTTGGTTCACTGGTGGCACAGCAACCACCACAAAGCCACAATTGCTCGTTGAGCCAACTGGCACAACTTCGACAAACTGGAGCACAAGCGGAACCGGATTGGGGATTAACGCAGCGAGTGGGTTTGGTGGCGACCTGATAAACGCGCAAATTGCAAGCTCAAATATATTTCGAGTATCTAGCGGAAGTGTAGTAAGTGCGTCTTTCTTTCGAGACTCCGGCAAC